CGCTTCTTCTGGACTTTGCGTGCGCGCTTTCACCAAACACGTGACTCTGGTCATGTATGGAGATGACAACATTCTGAATGTGTCTGATGATAAAATTGATAAGTTCAATCAGCACACGATGATGCACAATTTTCCAAAGTTCGGTCTCATTTACACAAGTGATGACAAGGAAGACAAGAATCCAAAACGCTTTCGGAGCATCAAAGAAGTCACTTTTCTTAAGCGCAGCTTTGTACACAATGATGTCGCGTGCCGCACTGTCGCGGCACTCGACAAAGAAACAATTTACAATATGTTGCATTACACAAAGAAAGGTGCAAGCCAAGACACAATCACGCGCGATAACTGCTATATGGCGATGCGTGAGATGTCGCTCCACGGGCAAAAGGATTATGATGAGTTCGAAAGGGCTTTGATTGATGCTTGCGCCAAAAGAAAATTTGAGGGTGTCATTCCATATGGGTACCAAGATAATGTCTTTCAGGCATTGGGGCTCAAACCGGAGTACATGCTCTAAAACAAACCAACCGTCTGGTTACCAGGTTGTGTTCGAAAAAGTTCCAAGTAAAAGAACACATTCTAGGCTTTCGGTATGGAATAGTCTTCGCTTTTTAGTGATACGGTGCCAGGACAGACTTAAAAGTCCAGGGCACTTGGATAGTGTAGTAATGTTTGATCTTGCATGCTGCATGATAAATTAGGTCGCAGAAAACAATACAACAATAGAGCAGGTTGTCACCGATACTGGTGCAACCATTGCTACTACTCATTTTTCCACAGACAATGTTTCAAGAGAGGTAGAGCAAACTTCCACTTTGCAAAATAGCAAGTTTGATTTGCTAGAGAATAAGGATTGGTCAAAATTGGATCTCCATACCTTACTTTCTCAACCAGTGGTAGTTGCAACTGGTACAATTGTGCCAGGCACCAATCTTGAGAATGTCTACAAATCCCATTCCACACTTTTAACTGCTTCCAAGTTTCATTTAGAGAAAGTTAGAGGATATATGGGGCTGCGTGCAACGGTCGTTTTTCGTCTCGTTGTAAATGCTGACAAGTACACTCAAGGACGCCTTTGTGTGTCATTCTTGCCAAAGGGTGATAATGTTATTAAGAGGCGCATTGATCACAGGCACGTTACACAGCTGCAACATGTGTGTTTGGACCTCAACACTGATACTGAGGTTTCATTACGCGTCCC